TGTCATTTGTGGATTATATGTTGGTTGTTTTTTATAGAATACAACTATATCCTCATGTGATCTCATAGGTTGTTTCTTTGCATTGAGATAACCAGTTGACTTTGATTTCTCCCATACTAAACAATACTTAAAATTAGTATAGTTAGTTGATATGAGTACGGAAGTAAAAGGTTGTGATGCTGTACTTACAATCGCACAATTAGGTTTACATATTATGTCCACATAATGCCAGAATTTATCGTAATCAATGATCTTATCCCACTCATTACGTCTTTTATTTAATGTTCCATAAGGAAAATCTGTCAGTAGCAAATCTATGCTCTGTGGTTCAATGTTTGGAAATACATCAAACATATCATTGTGATACAGATTCATTTAATTAACCATTGTATAAACTCATTATACACCATATTATCAAGATTGAAAAGTCCTCTAAACTCTTCTTTGTATATTGGTTTTGATGATGATCTCTTACAAGTTGGATTCACAAAGAATATATTAACTTTCTTTCCTGTAAACTTCTCGAAATAATGTTGATAGTATTGAAATGCTCCATTCCCACAAGCATTTTGACCCGCAAAAATTGCGTATTCTGCATCGTCAGGTACGTCTGGGGATTGTTCTAGTTCAATAAAATCAAGTATTGCACGTTTTAGATAGCAAGCATCCAAATATGTTTTTGATTCTATCAACTTTGTCATTCTATTGTCTTTATAAACGTGCCAATCAACTTGTAAATTCTTTAAACAATATCCATTTACTTCCTCTGTTTTTACATAATCATTCTTCTTTGCATCTAGTCCTAATACATCACAAGTTCTCTTGATTAAATTCTCATATAATAGTCCTGATGCGTTTCTTGCATCCCCACCACCACCATTTTGGTGTATGTTTGGAAGTGCATCAAGTTCCTTATCATATAATTCGATGACAGGTGTTAAATCCATTAAAATACTGTGATTATACCCAGTATAATCAATATAATACTATTATGCAAAGAAGATGTGTCAGTTATTTAATCGTCATAAACCAGACACTCTGGTTCATCTGGGTGCATTTCACAAAATAATTCTAATGCGTTTGGGTCATGATGATCTCCCGCTTCGATCTCATCATGATGATGATCTACATAAACTTCTAGTTCATGTAATTCTTCTTTGTAATGTCTCCTCGCTGCTGAAGAGATTGTTGGGTCTTCGATAAGGTGCTTGTCCTTTTCGATATGGTCTTCTATTGTTTTCATAATGTTTTCTCTTGTACACTATTATTTATTATTATAACAATTTTTTCATGTTTCGCCAACTATTGCACTCTCCTCAAGATGAAGTCCTGACAAATCATTTCCCCATATCTCGACTCTCGAACCTTTGGGTGCATCAAATGTTAGTATTTCTGACGGAAATATTACCTTTTCAACAAAAAAACTTTTTTCTCCAATACAACGTACTATAATCATTCTATTGGTTACATTTTTATAAGAGTATTCAATCATGACTCTCAACTTCACTAAAATTATTAGTCAACATAGTCACTAGAGTTCTACCCTCTGCTGCACATATCTCGTGGTATTTTGTATTCTCCTTGACAGCATCTATAACTGCGGTGTATATTTCTAGAGGTCGGCAATCAGAATTAAGACACTCTTGTACCCACTCCTTCAAGATTTTTAATGATCTTTCGTCTTTAGTGTGTCTCATTGTCAAGATTAATCGCTTTTTCTATTATACCTTGAACTTCCTTTGAAGTCAATGAGTTCATCCACTTCCAGTTTGGGTCGTTCTTATCCCACTCTACTGTATATGTTCCGTCTTTATTCTGATTTACTTTAAGTGAGTCCATCATGCAACCTTAAAATAACTACTATCTAACCAACTCATACTACCACATAACTTGATCTTTTGTCCACTCTTTATGTTATCTACAACATAAAATTGACCTACAATTAACATACATTTCTCGCACCCGCCTTTGTATATTACTCTATCTCCCGAATGAATTTGCATAAAAATACCCCTGATAGACAAGGGTATTTATTACTTTTAATTTTTTTTAAGGTGGATGTAGGTAGTGGACTATCATGTCATTAAGACCTCCTTACATATACGTTTACAGGTTGCTTGGTCATCACTACATTCGATTAAACACTCGTAGTATTCTGCGATTAAATCATTGTCTGAATCTGCTGATCCTGATAATTGATTATAGGAAATTAAGTTGTGCATTTCTCATTTTTAAATACAATTTGTTTTACATAATATGAAACTTTAGTGCATCGGTAACTCCTTAAGGTTCATTTTTATTTAGTCAAAATATGTCTGTATTTACAGATACAATGTAACAAAAATTTATGCCTACGAGTTTATACCTACCGCCATTTAGTGAGTGGTTTTGTCTCAATCAACTTCGCAGTTTCAATATCATCACTCTCATCTGGGTTAGTATGATATGTAACTTCTTTTAATGTTTTGAGGTACTCTAGTACATGTTCTCGTATCTCCATCAAGTCCTCGTAACAACCTTGATTGTATGCACAACCACGCAAATCAGCATCAGGTTTTAATACTGATTCAGTAAATAAATCCAATGCTCGCTGATATTTTTCTGCGGGTGTTTCTTCCTTACCTATTGAGTTTTGATCGTGCATCTTTCTTCTCCTTTTGAATACCCTTTTTTATGTATGTCATAGCACATTCAAAGTTCTTTGAAAAGTGTTCTACGATACCATTGTGAACTATGGCAAACTTTCTTCCGTTTGATGGAACTGCCGCCCACATACCATCTTTAGATACCCAACCATTTGGTTGTCCTACCTTTGCATCAAGCAAAGTCAGATTTTTGGTTGGATAAAAAGATTGGTAATTATCTCCTCTTGCCATTAAAATACAGCAGTAACACTAATTACTCTTGCATTTGGGTTTCTTGCAAGTGCGACTTGTCTTGCTTCCTGATAGTCAACTGCTCTAACTTCTTCGTTGAACACTTGACCTGCCACGATTAGTTGTACTCTACAACGCATTAGAAAAACCTCCCTTTAGTTGCAAATTTTACGATTGCAAATGATGAACCAATACAAAATGTCATCAATGCAAATGTGAGAACGAATCCTTCAATCATAGTATCTCCTTTTGTTTACTCTTCTATTATATAATATCAAAGATGTTTATGCAAGGCTCTTGTGCCACTTCTTTAACTGGTTGAACTGGTTTATAATCTTGTATTCTTTTCTGAATTAAGTTACCATAATCTTCATTGAGTTCGCATCCAATATAATGACGATTAAGTGATTTTGCAACTGCAGCTGTAGTTCCTGCACCCATAAATGGGTCTATTACTGTATCTCCTTCCTCACTCCCTGCGAGTATGCAAGGTTCAATCAAGTCAGGTGGATATGTGGCAAAATGAGCTTCTTTATATGGTTTGACAGTTACAGACCAGACAGAGCGTTTATTCTTCGTATTTGATGACACAACTTCATCAGTTTTTAACTCATAGTAAGTCAATCCTTCATCCATTACATCATATTCATCTATATGTTCTCTTACTTTTTTCCAATCTTCGATGCTTGGATATGAAAAACCAGACTCATCAAATCTAAACCAATGTTCTATTTTTGTGAGTGGTATGTCAGTATGCTCTGCTAATATTTTTGCTTTAGTTTTTGACCTTAAAAATTCAACAAACTCTCTCTGTGTGGGTAACTTTGTGCGAACTGCAATTAAATTATCTCCACGATTTGCATGCATACCCTGTCTGTGTTTTGCTTCATTTTCTTGTGTTACATATTTTCCATGTTTTGATGTCCAGACAGAGCGTTTATTCTTTGTTGAATATGATTTTGTAAGTCCGCTATGGGGTTGGAGTCCTGTTCCTTTGTTGTGATATTTTCCGTTGGTTCTGTCTCTTGTTCCCCAATCTTTTGCGGGTTCTTTGATTGCTTCATTATTGTAGTGATATTTTCTATTTTTACTGAACAAAAATATATATTCGTGTGACTTCGTACACCTATCTCTCACGCTCTCAGGCATCGGATTTGGTTTATGCCAAATAATATCCTGTCGTAGATACCAACCATCTTTACGCATAGCAAAAGCAAACATCCAAGGGATTCCAATTAAATCTTTCTCTTTGAGTCCATCTAATTTGTTACCACGTTTATTACAATTATCTGGTAAGTCTTGTTTTGTTTTAGATACAGATTGTTTCGGATATGATTGACCTTTTCCTGGTCGATAATTATAATAACTATCTCCTAGATTAACCCACAAAGTTCCATCATCAGTTAAAACATCCCAGACACCACGAAATACATTTACAAGATTTTCAATATATTCTTCGGGTGTTTCTTCAAGTCCTATCTGACTATCTTGTCTAATTGCACCACATTTCGGGCAAACAGTTTTGTATATTGCATCGCCAACCCCTGCCATTTCATCGTGATTTTTGTGTCCAGTAATACAATTCTTAGGATTAACTTTGGTGTCTCTCCTGTGATTACAATTAGGGTCGCCACCTACCCACGTTGCTGTGCCATAATCTCTAAGTCCGTAATATGGTGGGGATGTCACGCAAGTTCTAGCACTCTGTGGTAAAAATTCACTTAGTGTCTCCTTACAATCTCCAAATAAAATTGTGTCTTTCATCGTTTTAAAAACTCATTCAAAATCCACGAACTACTGTTCATTTTGTCATCGCCACCAACACCCCACTCAAAGATAACTCTTTCATTCTCTTGGAATTTAAGATACTCTGGCACATTAGTGTTGACTCTATCTCCCCCATTACAGAATACCACTTTATCGTACATTTGTAAACACTTAAAGATTGCCATACAAGATGAGTTGTCCGTATCATCATAAGTTATTGTTAAGTCAACTGGTTTCAGTTCCTTGACTATCGCTCTTCTCTCCTTCATCGGAAGAAAAAACTTACCTTTCTTACGAATTAACCACTCATCAGAATTTAATCCGACACATAGTGGTGTGTTTGGATATAATTCTTTTGCATTTTTGAAGTATGAGATATGACCTGTATGTATCGGGTCAAATCCACCTGTGACTAATACTATCTTACTCATCGTGTAATAACTGTTGTAGCTGCCTGTCCTTTGTTGAATATAGTATCGACTACCGCTTCAACCTTTCTTGCGGTAGTAATACCAACGTTAGAGTAAACTGGTACGCATACAAGACCAAATACTTTGTCTGCATTACCCTTACGAATAACTCTACCAATTGTCTGACTAATACCTATGTAGTCCATCGAACGCATAAACAATACTGCTTCAAGACCATTGACATTGATACCCTCTGAGAGTATGCTGTGATGCAATACAACAAACTTTTTGTCTGTCCTACCCCACTCATTAAGAGTGTTAAAGAAAGTCTCTCTGTCAACCTTCTCTCCATCAATCATCGCACCTGTCTTTGCTGTGATGAACATATAAGAGTAACCACGAATCGCAAGTTGCTGTACGAAATCTGTCTGTGATACAAGTGCAACAATCTGTCTGGTTGACTTAGCACATATTAATACTTTGTCCTTATCAAGATTGTCAATCGCACCAATCATTTGCTCATTGTCTCTGTCTGCAACCAACTCATCTTTCTTGAGTATTCTTGAACGATACACCTTGACTTTAGGTGGTAGTATGTAACCCTGCTTGACTAACTTTGGTGCAGGTACTTGACATATCACACCACCATACACCTCTGTCCAGTTCATCCCTGCCTTGACAGGAGAACGACTATGTTTTGGTGTAGCAGTAAAGAAATAGCATCTACCTGCATACTGTGAGAAGTAATCAGTAGCAGGGAAAAAGTTTTTCTGTACTGAGTTGTGTGCTTCATCAAAGTAGATAGTATCAACCATAATACCACTTTCTTGAATTTTGTGTAATGAATGATATGTTGTAAATATAATAGTTCTACTGAAGAAATTTACTAAGTTCTGTTCAACAAATCCCTGTATCTCAAGTGGATTAGTGGTGCTGAACATACCTTTGATTTTACCACTATGAACGTGCATCACATCTACATCATTGTATTTCTCATCAATGATTTCCATAAATTCGTGTGATAGTTGCTCTGCAAGTAGTATGCGTGGTGCAACGACTACAACTGTACCATAATCTTCCAACTGCTTGACAGCATCCATAATCATACAGATGGTCTTACCACCACCAGTAGGAACAATGACTTGTCCTTTGTCATGGTCTGTCATTGATTGAATTGCTTGCTCTTGATGTGGTCTTAGTTGCATTAGTGTTCTTTAGATGTACCTATCATAGCATAAAAATACCCTCTGTGCAGGAGGTTGTGATAGTTTTTCAATTGTCATACTAAATTATAATTTACTACACATCTTGTATAATTAGTTGGTTGCTCCGCTGTATGATATAATCCTCCATCAAACAATACTACACGACCTTGCTTTGGTGTCACACTTTTCTTTACAGTATATTCCTCACTTTCTACCTTTTCATTGTATATAATGGTATCTCCATCACTATCAACAACATAATATAACATCACAAAATGTTTATCATCTGTGTCAATGTGTGGTGTGTCCACCTTTGTTTTTTTTGTAGTCAATGGTAACTGTAAGAATGAACGACCTTGT